AAGGCATCGTCCCCATCTGATCGGGGTCCCTATAAGTGCCTGTCATGTCAAGCCCGATATGCTTCTCGATGTAGGACTCAATAGCCGAGGCGTGTGCCTGCTTAACTTCTTCAGACGTATTCGGAATACCTCCGAGCTCGCGCTCAGTTTTTGACAGCTTGCTTGCATGGCGGTCCGGCCTGTTTAGGCAGAAGTGTCGGTAGCCCCTGTTCTTGAAGTGGTACAGTAGCCTTGGCTTGTTGTTCTCGATCAGGATCGGCATACCATAAAACACGCAGGCCATCAGCACCTCCTCGAAAAATATCTCAGCCGTCTGCGGTCTAGCAACGTACTCCAAGAAGAACTCATTCACAGGGGCATCGTCCATATGGAACTTGGTCATCCCATGTAGCGCACCGTTCGATCCCCTACCACCCACCACGGCAGATATGTCATAGGAGTCGCATCCAAAAGAACCAAGGTGCTCGTTGCCCGGGTACTTGAGCCCGACCCTGTCTATGACATTGTTCTGAAGCGAACGCTGTGGGACCCAGCTAACCAAGAACCTGCCCCTATTGTCGGGAGTCCATACCACCTCCGTGTCCTTGATGCCATCCTTCCAGTGGAACGAGCCCCTAGTCAGGTAGTGGTCCTTGATCATCGAGTCGTTGTAGTCTATCTGCTGATATATCTTGGTAAGGTTAAAAAGAGACTGCTTGCTCTCGTCCCTAAACGCATGAGACTCGGTCCTTGGGAACTGGCGATAGAACTCGTTTAGCCCGTCAGGGTCGCTCTTCAAGGACTCAACCTCAGCCTCCCAGTAATCAATCGCCCCGTTTGTGATCCAAGCCCCGTCCACGCCCCTAATCTTTTCTGACGGCTTCCTGAAAACAGGCATCCCGTGTATGTCAATAAAGCCCTCCATGTTCCACTCCATTGGGATAAAAAGGGAATACATTCCGCTCTTGGTCTGCCCGTTAGCGTTGCGAGTGGTTACCCTTGAGTCCTCGTATAGCTTCTTGTAGTTGTCGCCTCCCTTGCTTAAAGCATTTGAGGTCGAGCCCATCATACACTTACCGATAATCTTGCTACCCAAACGGAGACAGGTCTTGGTGACTCGCCAGTTGTTTAGGATGTTGTTTGGCTTCACCCACTTGGCGCTCTCGTCATGGGCTAGGAACAGGAGCTTCTCTCCGTCATATGAGTTCTCCTCCGTGTTCTTCCAGTCTATGGTCGTGTCCAGCCCATCAATCTCCTCGCCCTCCTGATTGAACATGTTCTTCTTAGTAATCTTAGATGCGGGTACGCGATATGCCAGCTCAGTCTTAGGCTTGTCCATACCGTCCATGATGGGTCTAAAAAAGAAAGGCAGGCGGCTGTTAATTGGGACAACCTTGTCTGTAAACATTTTCTTTGCATCGGAACCTGTCTTTGATAGTATACCAACCCTTGAGTCTCTGGCAAGAGTGGCTATGTTCACGCACTCAGAGGCTGACATATACGAGAAACCTGAACGACGTATCTTAAGATATATCATCCCGAAGCATCTGTCGTCGGCCCTGCACGCCTCCCAAAAAATAAAGAATATCCTGTTGGCCTCACGATAGTCTGGATATCCAATGTCAATACTAGACCACTGGAGATACATGTAGTGTGATCCTGTTATGTATGTTGGCTTTCCGTTGTTCATGAACCAGAATCCGTTCTCCCTGCTGTCAAACTCTCCTTCAACATAATCAACCCACTTGTTCTTAAACTCTGACGGCATCTCGTTCCAGTGGAATATAGACTGTATCTTCTCAAGCTCCTTTGGGCAGTCTCTTCTTTCCCAGTACTGCTCGTCCTTCTTGTCGCTTCTTCGGTAGCAGTCCTTTGGTGCAGGTGGCAAGGCAATTAGCAGTCCCGATATATCAATAATCTCACCTATCTGACCGGTCCTTGATATGACGACAATGTCATACTTCTCATTGTATCCATAATGCCAAGACCTTTTAAGGTTCTTGTTGGACATAACCTGAGACGGAACATGGTTCTCGACCACCCTATATATACTATATCCTGCTCCTTCTTTCAGCAAAGCCTTGTTTTGTGTCTACCTTCTGTACGCCCTTATCGGCAAGCTCGATTGTTTCCCTCTCCGATTCTATTCTGTTAAGGATATCGAACGCATCAAATATAGCCAGCTTCTTTGTGGCAGCCGCGTTCTTTAGCCTGTCAGCCGCAAGCTCATCGTCAGGGTCTGGCTTAATGATCTCCTCGTTGGCAACCTTTATCAGATGCTCCACAGCCTTGTAACCAGACTCAATAATCCTTAGCTTGATATGTTTGGAGTCTACTATCATAGAACCATAGTTATCTGGTGGTCAAACATTCTGTACAGCTTCTCTCCGTCTACCATAAACTCATACTCACTGTCAGGCGCAAAGCATACCTCGTCCCCAGACCTTACCCCATTTGATGTAAGATACTCGTTAGGATATACCATTACACCAATCAGAGGCTCCTCCGAGAACGGCTTCTTGATGTACGAGTCCTTTGCTGGAACGGGTCTTACAAAGCAGTACCTGTCGTATGCGTTCCACGTGAAACCTCTTTTATACATAAAGAACTGGTCAGGCTCGATAAAGAAAAGGTCCTCCCGAAAAAAGCTCTTGCCGCTACGCTGCCGGCCCTTCATGTCATTGTAAAACTTGAATACATTGTGGTGCACAAGAAGTGTGTCACCGACCTGAACCGGGCCCGAATAGTTTAATGGAAGCTCTACGACCTCTGCGAATCTGTTTGAGAACTTGTGGTCCTCCTCAGATGTATTAACTATCAACTCAATCCCGCCTACCTCTTTTGTGTTGTCGTATCGCTTTCCATTCATAGGCCTTGCTATGAAGTAGAAAGGTGATCTCATCAGTAATTTATATTATATTCAATTGCTATAGGCATTGTGCTTGTGAACTCCTTCCACAGCATTACCTCCTGATTCTCGTTTATGATGTATATCTTGATGGACTGTTTGTCCGAGTCAATCTTAATCAGATGTATCTCGTTCGTTTCGTTCAGGACCTTCTGCCCAACGATGTAATGCATAGCACCACCCTTATAGTCTGGACCTATAGATACCTTACGGACGTCCATTACGCAATTCTATTTACAGTAAGAATAACAGACGGTGTTGATGGACGAACAGGTGCAACTCCGGGAGCTTCATACAGGATCTGAATAGAGTCATTATGGCTCCACATAATTTGAACATTGTTACCTGCTGCCACCTGCTGAAAGAAGTTCCAAGACGCTACCACATAGTTTGTGTTGGCCTTAAGAGTTAAGTGAGTTGTACTAGCTGGGATATCAGTACCGTTAAGTCTAAACCAAATAGATATCGTAGCATCAGAACCACCAGACGTACGCTGTAGCTGAGCCGAAAACTGAAGATTATACAGCCCAGCATTAGCAAATGTAATCTGAGTTGGATTCCCCAGACCATCATTTACAACACTGACCCCCTGAGAAAGTACAGTCGTATTGTACTTCATGGTAGCTATTGTACTTGTAGTAGCCGTTTGGGTTGTCGTATCGTAAAAAGAACCATACGCAATTGGGGCATACAGAGTGCTACCAAGGCTAAGGATATCTGAAATCAAATAGTTCTTGGTCTCGTTGTTGTTTGCAACCTCTGTCCCAATTACCTTATCGCTAAGCGATGGGTTTCCGTCAATAGCGTATGTACTAATCTTTGCCATATGTAACCTCTCCGGTTTTTATGTTTATGACAGCATCGCTGCCGTATCTTTCAATCAATTCTTTCTCGTTCTCGCTGAACTCATCACGGAGCTGCTTGATCTGTCCAAGGATTGAGTGCTTCTGAATCTCCAAGTCCCCCAAGGCAATCTTAGCCTGAGTGAATGTGGTGTTCATTTCCTGAATCTTGGTCAGCTCCTGTTCGGTCAGCTTTTTAACTACTTTCATTAGATTAGATTTTAACAAAGGTAGCTATTTTTCAAGGATACTTTTCCATCCAATCTCTCTTTGATACCTGACTCCCCATCCCTGATTGGATCTGGACAGGCTAAGCACATTCCTTTTTACCCTCATTCCAAGAGACACATCGTACCCGTTCTGCCATCCAGTAACGCCAGCCACGATAGCCTTGTCCCTTTGGGATATGACAGCCGTCTTTTTTCTGTTCTGGAACCTGACCAGCATTGAGTCTATCCTGTTCTTATAAACAACCTGACGGACAATAATCAAGGCGCTCGAGTCGTTCTTGACCGTATCAAGGTAATGTACCTGAGAGTAGTAGTCTCTCATGATGTTTGCCGTATCAACTGGCTGTACCACATAGGTAGTGTCTCCGTCCTTTATGATAGTATCATATTCAACTATGGTGTCCTTCTGAACCACCTTGTAAGGGACAGGCTTGTTCTTGTAGACGGTGTATGGAACCGAGTCTCCGGGCAGGTACTGAACGTCAATCTTGGGGCCGGGCTGGCACTGCTTCATCAGAAGGAACACAATAATGGAACCAACCAATGCCGATATGATATTTGATATTGTGGTCTTCATAAAGACTTTAGCATCTGAATCATCTTGGGGTGCGGATAGATATCGACCTTGTCTAATCTTACTGAGTTGTGCGTAAATACGCCGGGCTCCCCACGAAGGGCTCTTTGACTTACGTTCCATATGTCCTCGTTATACTTAATCGGTATCCCGTATCTGTCCTTCCAAAGCAGGAGCAGTTCCTTCACGGACTGTATCTGTGCGTCTGAGTAGTTATGGAAGTATATGTGTCTTTTGTATGGGACGTCAAGCTTTATCACATCCTTCTCAGGGACCTCGCCCCCAACGTAGTTGTAGAACTTACCTCCCGTAAAGCTGAGCTGACCCCAGTTACATATCTCGACACCAATTGACAGCTTGTCTAGGTTTATGTAAGGCACACCAAATGAGTCAAACACGGACCGCTTTACGCCAAGATGATATGCCCAGTGCTTTGATGGGAACCCCTGCACAATCTTACCGTCACCGTCAGCTGATCCGGGTCCGGCTATCGACACGCATGTAGCAATTCGTTCAGGGTTTGCGGCCCAAAACTTAAACACATTTGTAGCGCTAGAACTGCCAGCCGTATGGTGCAGGTATATCTGTTTCTTCTGGTACTCCTCCTGAAAGTACTGAGAAGTTGGAAACTCTGTCTGAATTATATTCATCTTCCCTGCCCCCTGTATGGTTTTTTGTACAGCTTGCTTTTCTTGTTGTTGCTGGTCTTCGTCTTGGCCTGTACGCCCTTTTTCTTTGATTTCTGTACGTATACAGAACTAGACATCTGCTTTGCCATCCTCAGTAAAAAAGTTAGATATGAACTTACCTATAACACCAATAACCATGATGACAGTCCCGGCCACCGGATGCCCGTTCAGTACGACAATGGTCGCGCCAAAAGTGCCAGCGGCGGCTAGGCTGTCCCCGAAAACCCTAAGCCTCTTAGGCGTGGGCTCGAAATAATTCTTAAATCCAAACTTCATTCCCTGTCCTGTTTATTGCCCATCTGAATAAATAAAGCATTTAGCTGCTCAGTTATCTTGTCTAGCTTTACAGATATCTGGTCGTCCTTTCTTTCAACAACCGATACTCGAATCTCGAGTTCCTTCAGCTTGAGTGATACCTTTACGTATATACTCACTAGGCCAATTAAAATGGTTATGGCCTGACCAAGCAGGAACAGGGATAGGTCTGTCATTTGTCTATCAACTTAAATAGTACTGGGTAATGCTCGTCCGTCTCGATTGAGGCAAGCGAGTCTAATGAAAAATCAGTAGACCATAACGTGCTAACGTCAATAGTCTTGTCTGCTTTTAGGATATCGTTGTGCTCCTTATTGAAGCTCACTAGGTTATCGCCCTCGATCAAGAAGTCTTCACCCTTCTGGGTTCCGTACTTCTCGAACAGCTCCTTTCGTGCCTCTTCATAGATCTTAAGCTCCTCTGCCAGAACCTTGTTCAATCTCTGTAGATACACTTTCAGTTTCAAGGACATCTTGTGCTTGAGGATTCCGTCCAGAACGACAATTTCCTGATCGCCATCTTTACGTACAAAGCCATTAAGCTCGTGGTAGAGAGATACGATTTCCTGTAGATTCAGATTCATATTTGATTTGTTTTATTGATTACAGAAGTGTAAGGTTCAGCTGACCAGCGGCCCAAGTGTAGGCGGCATTGTTACTACCATCCCAAGAGCTGTAGGTCTGACCATCCATAGACAGGTTACCCTGAGACAGCTGAACAGAAGTCTCCTGACCTTCAGTGCTTACTGACGTTTCAAGAAGCTGATAGTAGAAGGTTGCTGCGCTGTTAAGGTTGTCAAATACAATAGCCAGATCAAAGCTGTTTGCCTGACTGTCTTGCCCATTAGACCAGATAGTAACTGGTTGAATTGCTTTCATTTTTATGTTTATTTATAGGTTACAAAGTTATGAGTTATTTCTTAATGTACTGCAATCCATGTTGACCCGTCATATACGCTAAGCTTATTATTAGTGGTATCATATACAACCAATCCGGCCGCTGGGGTTGCGATTGCTACCATTTGAGCATTGGTCATTCTCGGAGGTAGGAAACCTTTTGTGGTGCTTGACACATCCAACAAAGCAGATGCGTTAGGTGTGTTTGTACCCATTCCAATATTGTCGCTTGCAGGAGCTGTATAAAATAAATTCACGTTAGTATCACCCTCAACACGAAAATATACATCATTTCTTCCGCCTTCATTTACCACTACGCCAGCGTAAAAATTACATCTTAAATTTTCTAGACCTGCATACCCAGTATACCATAGGTCATTATTGAATGTTTTTATTTCACCATAACTATTTATTTCTAATCCTTGGCTTCCACCTTGTCTTAAACTTAATTGTGCAAATTCTAAAGACCCCAATGCGTTTACATATACACCTTGACCGTATGTGCCCGCTGATGAAATGTCAATATACCTTGTGGCAGAAAAATTTTGACGTATGGCCCCGGTTACTTGTAGTCTTTGCCCCCCGTCTGTGGTTGTTCCGATGAGTACGTTTTTTGTACCTGAAACAATACGCATTGATTCGTTGGTTTCATTTACAGCATTGCAAAAAATCATATTGCCGGGAGTGTTTATAAATAGGCTTGTTGTAGCCATTCTTATTTTGACACTACCACTCCCACCATTGTATCCCTGAATATCTGCACCGGTTCCGCTTGCATATCTTAAACCTAATGTTGGGTATGAACTTGTATTGTCTGCCTTTCCGACTTGCGCGCTATTATCGAATTGGCTTGTTGTTGACCTCAAACTTCCGTTGACATCAAGTGTGTTTGATGGAGATGTAGTTCCTATTCCTACGTTCCCACCAAAGTATGCAATGCCGCTATCTGCATAGAATGAATATACGGTAGATAAAACGGCTGTATTAACTGGCTTAAATCTGATACCGTATATAGTACCAGTACCAGTAGTTTGATTAATTGTAGGCTGTATATTAATTAATTCAGTAGATCCGGTACCAATACCGGGAATAGTGTTGCTAGGGAAAAATCGCATATATTCATTTGCCCCTAAATTAGTTGCCGCCTCACCGAAAGATATAGTTCTTGAGGATCCTAAATTAGTACGAATAGCCATATTTCCAGTGTTGGCTTCCATACCATTTGTAAAAAGAAAAGTTGATTGAATAGTACCAGTTCCAATATTAAATGAATTCATAGTACCAGTAATATCTATACCCCCAGTAACTTGAAATTTTACCCCATTATCGCTAGTTCCTCCAACACGAATATTCCCGCTCTCAAACATTATAAAATTTGTGACAGGAGCTGACCCACTATTGTTGGTTGCTAAATGAATTTGACCAGATGCATTATTTGGTAAGTGTCCGGGAAATCTTACAGAAATTCTAGCACCAGCACCCCCATTAGCATTTAGAAATAATTGATTGAAATAGTTGTTATTGCTATTTGTTTTCTGCTGATAATCTATTCGACTATTGTCACCAAGATTTGAACTATTGGATACGCTACCTGAAAATTTTGCAATAACAAATTCAGTAACCGCAGTTCCTACACTCTCAAAATTAGCCATCGGAAGATATCCACCCGGCGACCTCCTTACATCAAATGGAGATGTCGGAGTTGCAGTACCAATGCCTACGTTTGTTCCATTATCAAATATCTGTGAGTTACCAAGCACACTTGTGCCTGTCCACTTAGCCACATAGTTTACAGTACCAGTGCCCGGGGTAAACGCCGCCACTAGATCAGCATATGATACCCGGACGTTTAGGTTGGTAGTACTATTGTACCCAACTAAGAACGATGGGCTGCTTAACGCCTCTGATAAAAACTGTGAGAATTTTACTGCCATGTCTTTTTATTAATTCAGTTTAACCCATGCCGCTCCATCATACCCCCACCAACCCGTTGATGTGATAGTTGTCCCGTTCCCATTGTTAGCATATACTAAAAGCCCGGCTGCTGGTGTTCCAATTGCTTCCGCTTGTGCGCCTGTCATTCTCGGAGGTAGGAAACCTTTTGTGGTGCTTGTTGCTTCCAAAACTGCGGATGCGTTTATAGTTCCAATAGAACCAAATAGTCCACTTGTTAATGTTGCAAAGTTTCCATCCTTATCAAGGAATGCCTTTTCAACACTACCTGTCATCCATTTCTGAATCTTATATCCTGTAGGTGCTGAACCTCCATCGTTAATTACAAATGTTGATTGAGTGCTTAATTGTGGTAAAGTAAAATATACAGTTATATCACTACGATTAGACCTAATCTGAGGAACAGAATTATTGTAAAAAAATAAACTTGTAGTTCCTCCTAAAACAAAAGCATCAGAAATAAATGTATTATCACAAATTACACTGCCATTTGAAATCCTTAAAGCAGTTGTTTGAGTTGTTCCCGATACTTGTAACTTATAGCCTGCGTCTGTGGTTGTGCCGATGAGTACGTTGCCTGTTGAAGCAATATACATTCTATAAGCACCTGCCCCTGATGAGTAAAAACCCAACTCACTATTTGCTGGACTAACAATATCCATTCCCCCAGTTGAGGTTTTTGCTATTCTTATTTGTCCTTGTGTCGCTCCTTCAAATAATGCTTGATTAGCCGATTGAACAACGTGAAGTCGATAAATTGGTGATGTTGATGGGGAAGTGGTGCCTACTCCAACTGAACCATTGCTATTAATATACAACCTCTGATTCCCTTGTCCATCTGCTAATATGATTGTATTGGAGAGGGAAGATGAGAGACCTGTGATTTGTGAACCAATGATAGTATTATACGAACCTGTAGTAAGCCCGTTAGCTGAAGTACCACTACCTAGGATGGTATTGTAAGTACCAGTAGTTATTCCATTTCCTGCTCTGAATCCTAATCCTATATTGTAATCAGCATCTACTACGAATAAAGCCTGATGACCTAAACCTAAGTTATTAGATGAAGTAGAAAATGTAGAGTGAAACCCTGTTTGAAATCCTAAAAATATATTATTAGAACCTCGGTCGTAATATCCTGCTCCATAGCCTAGATATAAGTTGTAGTTACCTACTTGCTGAAACCTTCCGCTTGACCAACCAAGTCCTATATTACCTACCCCTGTAGTATTTAACGTTAAGCTTTCTCTTCCTACCGCAGTATTATAATCACCTGTAGTATTAGAGTTCAAAGCGATGCTTCCTAATGCAGTATTATTAGCAACACTTCCGAGACCTTTACCTACTGTCAATCCGTTTATGTTGGCATCTAAAGTAGAACGGATATCCCCCACTACGTCTAACTCATAAGTCGATTCGGTAGTTGTTCCGATAAGTAAGCGACCATTAGCGGTGAGACGCATTTTTTCGGAATTATTAGTTCCAAATCCTAATACACCATTCAATCTATTAATCATATATGCATCTGTCAAAGATGCAATTAATGCAAGACCTACATTTGATGCATTAGCAGCACTTGTAGATTGTAATAAAAATTCTACTCCATCAGAATTAGCTGCCCTTAATGAAACACCATTTCTTGTTAATGGGAAATTAGGACTATCTGTATTTATACCAATTCTCGTTCCATTTTCATAAATCAATGAATTTCCCAATGCAGTAGAACCTGTCCACTTAGTGATATAGTTCGTAGTACCTGATCCTCCTACAAATGCGTTAACAAGATTGGCATATGATACCCTTACGTTCTGATTAGTAACACTATTATAGCCAACAAGAAATGAGTTACTGCCTAGGGCCTCTGAAAGAAACTGTGAAAATTTAACTGCCATCTCTTATTAGTTTATTCAAGAACAATGTCAACGCCAGACTCCGATACAATCTCAAAGTTGCCAGTCTCCGTGATCATATTTGCTAAGGGCGGTATCAAACCGCCCTCGCCAATCACATCAATCATTATACCTATGACTATCGCTAAAGGCATATTACCACATGGCTATCAGGCCTCCCGCAATGGTACCGCCAGACAGAACTTTTTTAATGTGAACAGGAATGAATTGACCACCAGAGATACCAACAAATGTTACCGTATCGCCGCCAACAGTCTCGATCGTAAGATTTCCAGCTGTACCAACAAACAAAACGCAGCCATCATTATTACCCTCAGCGTAAATGGTATAGCTTAGAGGAGATGTGGCAAATATGTTTGCATTAAGCTCAAGCGCAGTAGCAGACACAACACGTACAACAGTTGCGGCAAGAGATGAAGATGTGTTGTACACAATATCACCAGTAGCAACATTAAGCGCAATAAAGTCTTTTGTGCTGTCCACTAGCTGGTTTGCAACAACAGAAGTGTTTGATCCAGTGGTAGTCGCAGCCGGAAACGGAACATCGCAATTGTCTGAAGGAATAACCTGCAAAGCCCTACCTACCTGTAATTTTTGAGTTGACATGTTTTTACTTTTTATATGGGAACATCCTATTCAGGGCGTCCTTTCTTTGTTTACATCCACAATCTTTTCCAACCGCCTGAGATACCTTCTCCACAACCTTCTTCACCCCAGTGGCTGTCGTAATCTTTTCTAGTGTGTCTCCAAGCCCCTTGCTCTTTTCATTCAATTTCATTTCTTCTTGATTAAAAGTTTCTTTATGAAGCTATTCCACTCGTCAACAATCTTACCCCACCAGCGCTGCACACGATGACCAGACATCACCAAATGAAACCCCAGCCAAAGCATGAACCTTCCCATAGCGCAAAGTTATTGAATATAGTGACTATATTTTTGACACTCGTCTTCCCATCCCAACCCTAGACTTCTCAGCCTTCTTGGCAGAAAGAGCAGACGAGCTAATCTCGCTTCTTGTCTTTGGTGTCTTTGAAGACACCCTCTTCGATGGCCTACAGTACTCGTTCTTACCGCCAGCTCCGCATGGCTTATTTGTCCTAGTGTCTACCCACTTCTCTTTCTCCCACCTCTTTAGGCTCGTTCCTGCCTCACCCTTCCTTACACTGCCAGACTCCTTCCTGCACTTGGCAATAGCCTGAGACGCACGAGCTGATGGGAACACATCATACTGCGCCTTCACCTTCTTGTAGCAGGCGTCCTTCATTACTTCTTCTCAGACATTCTTATCTTCTTGTCCTGAACTCTAGCCGCTCTTCCTAAAATCCTGTCAGCCTTTCTTTCTCTTCCTTCATCAACAGCCTTGTAACCTTTTTCTACAAGCTTGTCTTCCTTTTTTTGAAGACGGTCAATGACTTTGTTTCTGAATGGTATGCTATTGTAGTCCATTAGTATTTCCCTTTTTTTGTTTTTGGTGAAGATTGTGTTGAGCCACCCGGCCCTGCCCACAAATTTTTACATGCCCAGTATCTAGGCGTCAGCTTGTCGTTAGCCGAATCGCATTTGTGCCTAGCTCGAAATGAAGACCGTGCCGCAGCTGAGTAGTTATGGCCGTAGCCCTTTGCTCCGAAATGCAAGAGCTTCTCCTTTCCGCCCGAACAGGCGAGGACCATCTTCTTCTTGCCGGGGCGATCAGATGCCACGACACGGTTGCACTTCATTTTCGATTTGTCGGCCATATCTTACTTAGCTCTCTTAGCCATCAAAGACTTGCCAGCCTTCTTAGCTCCGGGCTTAGCCATCTTAACAGAAGCCTTCTTAGCCGCTGGTGGCATAAGGATTGAAGCCTTAGGAAGGCCTGATCCTTTCATTGCTACTTTTTTCATTGTTGCTTATTTTTTGGGTTTGGGTTTTCCTACTGCTGTTTGCACCTTAACCGTGCATGGTAATCCTGATCCTTTCATGGTATCTATTTTTTACGTGGAAGATTTACTCTAGTGCCTAGTCCTCTTAGTCCTGTAATGCCGGCAGATGCTGAACCGGAGCTACGTCTTGGCGCCTGCTGCCTTCTGCCCATATACTCCTTAAGCTTTCTGTTCTCGTGCTGAAGCTCGCTGATTCGCTTAATGGCCTCGTTCTTAAATGCCATATCCTCAGGCTTTTCCTGAACCTTCTCGGTAGAAGTTTTAGGGGTATCTTTATTTTCAGCCATGAGTGTATAACTTTGCTTACAAAAGTAACAAATTAAATCTAATGAAATCAGACTACCTAAAGTACTGGAGGGTCGTTCGCTTCTTCATCATGAGGAAGTACAAGCTCAATCAGGCCGACCTTGACATGCTCCTTTTCCTATACTCAGAGTCATACTTCAGCCGTGACCGTTTCGACGAGTACACCAAGATGATGTCATGGGACCACGCCCGCTTCAACCGCCTTCTTCGCGAAGGATGGATCGTTATGTTCAGAGAGAACAAGGGTAAACGAAAGGCCCTATACGAGCTGTCCTACAAATGCAAACGGATGATCAACTCAATCTACAAGAAGCTGGACGGGGAAGAGATACCTGAAACAACAGGAGGCAGTAACCTGTTCTACAAAAAGCTGAGCTACTCAGACAAGCGATACAGGGACATGATCATCGCCATGAACCAAGAAGTCAAGCAAAAGAACAAGGGCTTTATAGAACAACAACAACATCCCTCTCCATAATCACAGTGTATGGCATATCTGCTATAAGCATGCTGAAGCCGTGACCCCTGTCGTAGTAGATGGTGTCTCCCTCCTTGATGACCGACACGTCAGTGCCCGGCTTGACCACAACACCCTTCTGGTACCTGAATCCCTTGCTGTCCTCTCCAGACAGCAGAAGACCTGACTGCGTCTTTACCTCGTCCTCGACGACTGCGTTAATCACTATGTATTTCCCGATTGGTTGCATATGCTATCAAAAATTGTCTTCAATAAAAATTGGTGTCTTGTTTCCGAAGTCCACGTTCCTCACGCTGAACTCAAAGAACTCAACCGCGTCAACGTAGTCGTATCCTAGATCAAGCAGCCTCTGTATGCAGGCCTTCACCGAGTATACCACCACCATAGCCTTTGGCTCGACACCAAGTATGGCGCTGTCAAAACCGTCGGCCCGAAGGAACATCTCGTCCGGGTAGGCCTCAAGTATCTTACTGAGCATTGGCTCCTGACTCATAGCTTCTTGCCATTGTGATGATTGCATTGGTTGAAAGAATCGTTGTTGCAACACTGACCGAGTTTTGCAGAGCAGACCGTGTCACCTTCAGCGGGTCAATGACACCCATCTTGATGAGGTCACCGCACTCGCCTGTCTTCAGGTTGTACCCGTAGCCCTCATGAACGTCACCGTCATATCTCTCTCCCTGATACAGATCACTCACCTCGATACCTGAATTGTATAGGATCTGCTTAAGCGGTGCCACAAGCGCGTCGTCAAGGATATGGGCAGCAGCTATCTGGTCGTCAGTCTCAATCACCTTCAAAAGGAACGGGTTGATCTCATAGAGCGCCTTGCCTGATCCCGGCAGGACTCCTTCCTCCAGAGCCGAACGTACAGCACAGACCGCGTCATCAACCCTGTCATAAAGCTCCTTCTGCTCTAGGTCAGTGTTACCGCCAACATAGATCACACCAACGCCACCGGTAAGAGAAGCGATACGCTCCAGAATAAAGTCCTTGTCAGCCTTCTTGGTTGCCACCTCATATGCCTCCTTCAGCTGGGCTAGTCTCTCGTCAACAGCCGATTGGTTTACCTTCAGCTCGCTCTTAATCAGAACGGTCCGGTCCTTTCCGATAATGCATCTTGACACATGACCAAGGTCAGCATACGTGATCAGGCTAAGGTCGTCACCTGTCTTCTCGCTAAAGTATGTGGCGCCAACCGACACAGCAATGTCCTGCATCAGCTCGTGCTGCTTGTATCCAAAGCTAGGCGGCTGCACCGCAACAACCTTCAGGTTGTTCTTAAGCACGTTAGCTGCCAGCGTGTTTACCACGTTCTTGTGGCAAGGCGATATGATAAGAAGCTTCTTTCCTTCCTGAATGATTGGCTTCAGTATGTTCTCAATCTGTAAGATGTTCGCGATCTCAATGTCAGCAACCAGCACCATCACGTCGTCATACACGCACTCGTCCTTCTTCTGGTCGTTAATGAACAGCGGGCTCAGATAGCCCCTGTCAATCTTCAGGCCCTGTGTGGTCTCGGCATAGGTGTCAGACGTCTGGCTCTTCTCCACCGTCACAATACCACCCTCACCAATCTCAGCATACACGTCCGCAATGATCTTACCGACAGAGCTGTCGTTGTTCGCGGATATGGTCGCCACGTCAAGCATCATCTCAGGTGTCAGCTTCTGGCCCTTCTCCTTCAGCTCCTCCACCACCAAAGCGCTTAACTCCACCAGCTCTCTTAGGACCTGTGTCCTGTTGTTGGTTTCCTTGATGTTCTCAACGCCTGACTTGACAAGCGCCTCCGTTAAAACAATTGCTGTTGTGGTACCGTCACCAGCGGCAGTGGCTGTACGGTCAGCGGCCTCCTTCATGATCTTTACCGCTAGGTTCTCGACAGGGTCAATCAGGTCAACAGACTTGGCAACAGTTACACCGTCCTTCGTTACCGTGATCCCGTGGGTGTGGTTAGGCGACTCGATCAGAACAGTGTTCCCGCTGGGGCCCATCGTGCTCTTGACAGCGTTAGCAATCTTTGAGATACCTGATACAAGCTTGGACCTTCCGTCCTCGCCAAACTTAAGATCCTTGGGGTTGTAGCCAAATGTGTCCATTGAATTTGATTTGCAACAAAGATATAGGTTCCACGTGAAACATCAAAGACTCCCGTCCTGCAAAGGCTCGTCGGTCCTGTTGTCAATCCTTCGGTACCCCTCAGACCATAGCACATGTGTCAGGCCTATGCTTATCCGCTCGGTCTCCTCCTCGCTTGCGTCTGGCATCAGCACATGGACCACCTCATGCAGCAGTATCTCAAGATGCTTCTTCCCCTTCAGCCTCTCATCCAACTCAACCACATAGCTATCGGTGTGGGCTAGGCCCCATGCATTGGCTCTACCCAACTTACTGTACTTGACCCTTATCCTCCTACGTCTTGGCATCTTAAACCAAAGATACAGCCTATGTCGGAAATGTCGAATCTAGCATGCTGCCTACTCTCTCTCTCTCTTTTACTAACGTGTAACTTTTTCTCCCATTAGATTTCATCTTAAAAATCGACATAATCGACATAGTATTGATTATCATTATTTTAGACGACATAAAATTGACATAGAAATGTCAATAATTGACATAGATATATAGTAATAGAAAAGAATTAGAAAAGTAATAAACAAAAGAAAGGGGCAACTAGAAAGAAGCCCCCGTCACACACATAAAACCAAACTATGAAAACTTACTTATACTTCTTCATCAGCATCTCCATCGCGTCCATCTTGGACTCCGCACGGACATAGGCCTCTTCCATCATGCTGATCTTCTTCTCCTGTCTCATTGCCTTGCGCTGTAATGCAGCAGCGGTTACTCCTGCCATACCAACATTGGGCTGCTCGTTAATCAGACGACCGTTACGCACAGTCAGTCCGCTATAGTTTTTGCTGTAGATACTGTTTTCCATTTTTAACATTTGTACAAATATACAAAAAGTTCCAAAGGGTTCAGATATGTGGAGCTAGGAGGCTACCGGGATATGAGATACCAAGAGCTCGGAGGCTATACCCCCGTTTGGCGCGGCCGGCCCGGCTTTGGAAACGGATTTTGTTTTTGGGGGTGGGGGTCGGATTGGGTCGGCTCGGTCGGATTTTTTGGCGTTTTGCCATGGTGGTGTTGGTTGGTATGGTCACCCTCCTTCGTTCGTCCCACTGCCGCCGCCGTCCCTCGTTCCCTCCGTCCGTCCGTCCCCCCATTCGTTCCGGCAAGCCAAGGCATTTCTGCCATATCGAATCTAAGCCCATTTAGAGCCTCAAGGTTCGTCTAATTTCTGTCGAATGCTTTACCATTGCCCGACCCGAGATAGGCGAAATTTGGGGAAATCGACCTTTTGTATCATTGAAGACACCATGAAGAGGGGGCTAACATCCGTCCCTCCTTTCCGCTCCCATTACTTACGCCCCTTATCCCCAAAAAGTTAACTCATTGATTCTCAATCGCGATTTTAAGTAGGAACACGTATTTTTCAAAAAACATCAAAATAAATTTGGAAACTGACATTTTCTCGACGTATGTTTGCAAAGCATTCGACAGAGGATGCATAGTTCTTCGAAAGTTAGTCACCACCACTTCCCTCCCCAACATTGGAGTCTATAGGGCTAGTGCTAGTTATCCTGCCAACCTCGTGTAGAACGAGTGGATAGTACGTTTGTCTCGTATGGTGTAAAAGCGACATTCAGAGGGACAAGTGAGGCACACTCCTCTGCGATTGAAACGACCGACCCGTACTATGGGTGAAGTCAAAGTAACACCTCAAGGATTCGTTCCGCTAAGAGGTAAACGCCCGTCAAACCTGAGCACGTCTCAGTTAGGATGTTGTCTCCGCTCGTAATGGGTCAGGAGAGCACAAGGAAGTGGAGGGTCGATATATCACCCAATGCGACCGATATAAGCATAAAAGAGTCGACCGAGCTACTCGGAAAATAAGTAGCAACCATGCCCATGCCGATGATAGGTGAATGTCAGTCGGTGTCTTCGATGACACATGGGCACTTAACTTGGAGGTTAACCAAGTAAAAAAACCACACACACTATGTCAACACAATTATTGCAAATCGAGACAGCGTTTCTGAACCAAGAGTCAGTAAAAAACGCACTATCCATGTCAGAATTCAAAACCCTTCAACGCACTGAAATGAATGCCAAGAAAAAGAAGTTCGAGACCTCCCTTGCTATCTCACGTATCGTGACCAAGGGCTACGAGTGGTACAAGGGCGAAGGCAAGTATCTCCTGAATGAGAGCGGTATTGAGTGGAAGGCGGATGATTTTTTCCTGAAGGTGTACGGATGGCAGAAAAGCTATGCCTATAAGCTACTGAAGGCGTCAGCGATTGAGGAGCAGGTAGTCGAGGGATTCAAAACAGAATGCGACCGAATCGATGCGGAAGGCAAAGAAGCGGAGCGTAGTATCGCGGCACTGCTTAAGTATGCGAAGGATGGCAGTATCGGTGGAGATGAGGAAGGAGATGGTGGAGAAGGCAAGCCGTCAGTGGTAGCTACATTCACCTTCAAAGGTGATGGTGGAAACGTGAGCGTGCGCATCATGTCGGACGGCAGTATCAAGACCTCGAACGAGACCGCTGATGTCCTTCAGTCCCTTAGCAATTTCCGAGAGATGCTGATGAGCGCACCCAACACTGAGGAGACCCTTGAGAATGTGATGGACGTGGAGGAGGAGCTGATTGAAGCGTGAGTGTCATCGATGACACCGAGTCGGTGAGTTATGAACGAAGGCAGAGCGAAACTGCCCACCGACCCTAACCTTAAAACCACGCACATGAAAAGAGCGACCCTCCTCCTCATTTTGTTCTCGGCAATGCCGTCCTATCTAGCCCTATTCTCGGGAACGGGACTGGCAGTTGGTATCATGTTCATCTCATCAGTTGTTGGCATCGTGCTGACCTGCTCATTGGCTGATGAGATCGGCGTGAAGCAGTACGTTACCGACATGGTACGTCTCGGGTGGATTGTGCACCTGATTGGTACGATGGTCGTGTATGCAGTTCATCAGTGTTTTTGATGACACTCAGTTCGGTAAGCTATGAGCGAGGGTGGAGCGAAACCACCTACCGAACCAATGCCAATGTCGGCAGATTAAAACCACACACATGGAAAATCCCAATCAGCTGAACAGGGTTCAGCAACTCGAACACAGACTTGCAATGGTTCTTGAGGACATCAAGATGCTACGTCGATTCAATTTTGTAAGCCAAGAGGGTGCCGCACAGGAGATGTGCAACAACATCGAAATCGCGTGTGACCTGAAGGACAACGAGTCCTTGAGATGGACAGCGTACAAACATGATGACTTTGTATTTGACATTGATTGAGTGTCATCGATGACACATAGCCTGCGGTTGGTACTGACTCGGCGGTTCGATCCCGTCGGCAGGCTCTCATCAAAAACCACACACGTATGAAAGCCAATTTTTGGGTAATTGCAACAGGAAAAGACTGCGATGGTCACAATGGCGGAAGAGTAGACTCATTTGCCAATGAGAAAGATGCGGTCAAGTTCGCTGAAGACATGAACGATTGGAGCGATGGAATATGCTATCGAGTCATAAGCGACATATGGGATATGAAAGCATATTGCATAAGGTACGGAAAGGATTGGGAGAAGTATAAGTATCATCAATGACACCTCCCCACCGACTAGGTCGTGACATTCGATTGTGAGTGGGGGCTAAAATTTACAACACATGAAACAGAAACATCCAAAGATGATGCGTCAGTGCAGACACACAGGTGTATGTGACGTGCTAGAGTACACAGACTGCTACAACCTGCTTCTGCCTTGGTGGAGCGGTGACGACATCAGACACAGAGCCGACATCGGTGAGCAGATGCACACCCCATACTACTTCTTCTATCCAATCACCAAACGTGTCTTCGATGACACCGACATGGAGCGGATGAGAGAGGAGGGATATTCTGAAACCATAAACGATTAAATCAAACAACATGACACAGATTGAAAAGTTAGAAATGCAAAACGACAGACTCAAGCGCAGACTTGAAAACATCAGAGACATAGTATACATGGTATCACAAGGCGAGATGGACAACGCACTAGAGTACCTGACCCGAAACGGAGTGGACTGCCACCAAAGGGAGCACGCACTTATAGTGAGCGTAAACGGAATGGACCTAGCCCTCGATGTCGACCAAATCATAGCACTATCTAATCTTAATAACTAAAACAAAACAACATGAGAAACATCAGCGAAATCGCACGTGAGATTCGTGCAGACTGGACAAACATCTACTTCGGAGCACGCCCCTATCTTCAGGCAATGGAGTGCATCAACGCACCCGAAGACCCATACTGTGCAGACAACGGCAAGACAATTGTGCTGTACTTCCTATCCAATGCGACATCATGGAGGGGTGAGACCGCACGTAGGGTGAAGGCTGAACTGAAGCAGATGATAAGATAAAAGTATCTTCAAAGACACTAAACCACACACATATGAGCAACAACTCAACCGGTATTACCTA